TGAGTTGTCATAAGACCTCCTTTATTATTTTCTATCTGTTCTTGTACTTTCTCCGCTTCTATTTCCAACCATTTTATAAGTTCTAGTTAATGAATGGCAATTTGGACACAATAACTCTACATTTGATAAGACATTATTTTTATGATCTCCGTCAATATGATGGAGATCTAAACAAACGGTATTAGAAACTGGATTTTTTTCACCCCATCCACATTTTGAACATTTATTATCAAGTCTAATCATCAAATATCTTCGTAATTTTTGTGAACTAACAATAATACCATCTTCTATTTTTTTATCGGCTTTACGCAATAAAAAATCGCTACAGCATTTATGCGAACAAAATTTTTTATTTCTCGTTAATTTTCCACAAAACATACAAGGATGAGGATATTTGCATCCAACACCATGCACCTTTTTTTCTCTTTTTTTATTGCAAAAAGAGGCGCTACAAGAATGAGAACAAAATTTATTATGTCTTTTTTCATAATCCATTATGGGCATTTTACATTCTAAACAAAGAGACGGGCTTTTTAAATATTCTTTAATGCGATTTTCTTTTTGAATAACTGTAGTATCTCTGCCCCTTTTCAATGCTTCAAATGCCTTTTTACGATTTTCTTCTGTTTTATAACACTGCATAATTTTCTCCTTGTACTCCATTAAATTAAAAGTAAGGTTGGGAAAAGAGGAGTCTTCTTTTGTCAGTTAGCTCATGACTTCTAACCTATCCCAATCTTAATATAGAGCCGAAGGTGGGGGTTGATTCCACGCCGTATCTTTCTTACAAGGAAAGCGCTCTACACTGAGCTACTTCGGCAAAACCTCACAGTGTTGCAACACTGTGAGGGTAAATTAAAAACATAATAAAAGACCGATTTTATGCGTTTTCTTCCTTAGAATTTTCGATTGTCTCACGAGTTTTTCTCGCTTTATCAACAATGCTATAATTAATAATCCTTGAAAGTCTATCTAAGAAATTCAAATCAACATCTTCTTCTGCAAGAATCTTATCAACAAAAATTTGTGATACTGCTTCTCGTTGAACATCGTTTGCGCTTTCAAACAATTTCACAGCATCAGATTGATTACCGCTACTATTATCAGACAATCTTCCGTCTAAAATTAATTCAAAATTTTCTTTTGTAAGCAATTTTCCGTAAGATTCATCTAATCCATGTCGTCGAATAACCCTTTGATCTAAAACAACAAATCTACCTTGATTCAAAAACGACCCATGAGTTTCGATAATAAGAACCAGGTCGCCATATAAAATGTTCTTCACTTCACCAAAATCTTTAAAAGAGAATATCTTTCCTCTTCCATTTCTCTCGGTTGTCAAGTTTAATTCATAAGGATTCAAACTCATCACTTTGATATAATCGTCTGAATTAATTTTTTCTTCATTAGAAACTGGAATATTCTTGTCTTTTGATTTTTCAGTTTCCATAGAATTTATTTTTTCTTTTAATTCATTAATCATTTTCATTAATTCAGAAGTACCAACTTCAAGTTTTACTTCTGGTTCTTTAGTTTCTAAAGTCTTTTCAACTTCAACTTTATCATTTTCATTAGGTAATCTTTTTGATGTTACTTTTCTAGTCATTTTATTTTTCCTCTTCTATTTTTCCTCTAAACTACTGGAGGGATATATTTCAATCCCTCCATTAAATATTCAAATCTTAGGTTAACTGAATAACGCCAGCAACCGAGTTTGAGCAGAAAGCAGATTTCCACATTTTCATAAATGAAACGTTCTGTGAAAGATTTGCATTATCCATAGCGCCATCCAAGAAGGACAGAGTTTTACCTTCCAAACAAAGTTTCAAGAGTTTGGGAGCGCCAGGCGAAAGAATCCACAGACGATCATTAGAAATTACGTTTGCACCAAATTGGGTTGCGCGATTAGCGATCTGAGGGATCACCATTGTGTCGTAACCAAAAGCAGTTTTAACATAACCAAGTTTTGCATAGTCACTATCTAAGGTGTAACGATAGTTAGCATCATCAGGAAGCACGTTAACCATAGCTAACTGAGTTCCCATAACGATAGGCTTTGCACCATTATTCCATGCACCAACCTGACCACAAATACGAACCAGTGTTTCCTGAGTGTAACCAGAAACCAATAGTCCAGTTGTAGCAGTTGAATCAATAGCGTCCATTGCAGCATAGAAAACATCATATGTATCTTTAGTAATTTCTGTTTCAATAGATTTAATAATCTTCATGGTAAGTTCTGCCAATGAAGCGTGTCCAGAAAGAACACGATACAGATTAACGCCAGCACTCAATTGACGAGCTTCTGGGATAATCGATGTCTGACCCTTAAATTCGCGATGAATTTCAGAGTTTCGTTTGCCATGACCAACTCTTGAAACCAAGAAAAGATCATTAGATTTTACATCAAAATTAAAGCTATCGCCAAATCCACCTACGCGGATGTCAGTATAAGCACCAATAGAACGATTGATTGTGTCAGGTATATTAGCGTCCACCATTTGACCAACGATGGCAAACAGATGTTCCTGAATATGTCGATCATTAAACCAAACATCTACGGGCTGACCAACAGCATAATCTGCACTAGCTCGTTTAAGAGTTGCTTCAATTAAAGCTTCACTAAGTTGGGATTCTTTTTCGTCAAGAGAAAATTCAGAATTATATTCAGTGTCAAGTCCTTCATTTTTATGAAGCCAATGATTCATCGTATCCTGATATTTCTTAAATAAATCTTCATTACTTTTAGCAAAATTCATTGCTTGTGATGTCATTTTCATATCTTTTTTCCTCCTTTCTTAGTTGTACAATACTTCAAATTGGTAAGCAACAACACGACTGTCGCCCATGGCGGAACCACTACCAACGGGAATATAGGTTGTGTCCAGATAGCGCAAGCACATCGTGTCTGTTCCAACGGGATTGTCTGACCATTCAAATTCATAATTTGTGGTTTTGGCAATAGCAAAAGCCTGAGTTGTACTATCATTCAGGGCATCAGCAGTGATGGTGATAATATCGCCAGGCATCGGTTTGAAAGCTGTGAAAACAGTTGATGTAGCAATGTTAAAATCACGAGGATCAGGATTGATACCTTTATATTTGCTATCAGTTAGTATGACTTCTGAATCCGAAGCCATCCAAAGACCGCTCAATGAACCGGTTGAAGGTTGAGTTGCAAGCCAAACTTCGCTATATCCGGTAATTGCGCTCTGTGATAGAAGACTGAAAACCCATCCGTTGTCCAACGCCGAGGCACTCCATGCGGAGCGATTCAAAGCGTTGTTTTTTTCATCAACGGCATTTTTTACAAGAATATTATGTGACATATTTATTTTCTCCTTTTCTAAATACTAGACTATTCGCTAGACTATTCCTAAATTATTTGTGAACCCAAAGAGGTTTTTCCTCTTTTTCAGGGCTTCTTTTTTTCCAATGTGTTGCATAAACTTTCTTATTTTCTTCACCTTTTTTATCAAAGCTAAAAGTTTCTGCCTTGCACATCGTCTCCCACTCATTAATATTTTCCAAAGTAAATTCAAGAGATTTCTTTTCCATTTCTCCAAGTTGTTTAGGAGAAATTACAACTTTCTCTTCAATTTTCTTTAAAACAAGTTTTACCGCTGAAGAAAAATTCTTTTGATCAATATCTGTTTTGAATTTTTCAAGTTCTTCATTCTTTGCAAGATAAGCACTTCTATCTTCCGACATTCTAACGATTCTCTCATTATAAATTGAGAAAATTTTGTTATAGTCTTTTTCTTCTTTAGCTAATTCTTCTTCAATCAAAGAATATTTTTCATAGTCTTTGAAAATAGTCAAAATTGAATCAGTCATTTCTTTAGAAAATCTAGATGCATCATATTCGGCAACAGTCTTGTATCCGCCGGAAATAACATGCTCTCTGTTTTCAAGACCAACACTAACGTCATTTCCACTGATATTATAAGTTGCACGATACATTTTTCCATCTTCACAATCATAGAAATAAGCGTATGTTTCATCATAAGCAGTAACCCAATATTTATCCCAACTTCCATATTCATCTGTATATTTATAAGTTGAAATAGATTCTCTAAGCACATTGAGAGTTTGAGCAGAATTTAATGAAAACTCTTCTTCAGAAACATTTTCAATTTCAGGAGTTTCTTCCTCAATCACAGGTTCATCTTCGACCATAGATTCTTCTTCCTCAACTTCTTCGTCAACAATTTCCTCATCAACGACTTCTTCTTGGAATTCCTCTTCTTCAACTTCTTCTACTTCTTCTGAAGAACTTTCAGGTAAAACTTCTTCCTGTTCAAAAGCCAAATCCTCAAGATTATCTTTTTCTTGTTCTTTAATCTTGTCTGTCATATTTATCTCCTCTTGAACGCCATCATTTTCTTCATTAGAAAATTCTCGCTCAAAATCTTTGTCATATTCTTTTGAAAATCGTACTATTTCACCTTTAGCTAAAGGAATAGCAGGGGTAACTTCTGATCCTAGAATAGTAATCGCTTCAAATTGATAATCCAAAAGTTCATCACCATTTTCAGTTTTTTGAATATCAAAAACACTCATTTCAACAGAAATAGGTTTTTTATTTTCATCTCTTTTAAAGAAATCAATTATCTGACCAGAATAGTTTTTCCAAATATAAACTATTACCTTCAACATTGTACGACCATCATCAAGAACATAACTTTTTATTTCAGATGATTCAGGAACAAATCCACAAGCAGTTTCATCTTTAGAATGAGTTCCAATATCATCTCTATAAGCATCATATTCCCAAACAACAGGACAATTCTTGATAGAGGATGAAGTTTTCAATAATGTTTGCTCACTGACAAAGAGTGAATGGAGATTATCTCCAGAAGCAAAGAAATCCATAGACATCAAAGCAAATCTTGAATCTGGATTATCATCAATTAATTCAACATTATCAATTGCAAACTTTATTTTATCGTTTTTTTTCAAGTATACCTCCTTTCAAAAAGTATCTATTTACTAAAAGAATTTTACAAGTTTTAGCCATAAAGGTAATGATTGCAATTTTTCTCTTAATAAATCATTGTCTGTAAAATAATAATATTTATCATCTATAGACAATTGAGGAAGATGCAATTCATAAATTAAATACTTTCCAAGAATTTTATTACATTTAAATTTTTTCTCAATAATATCATGATTTATAATCATCGTCTTCCTCTTTGTCTAATGTTTAGAACGCTACCCAGCTAATAAGATCGTCTTTTATAACCGATGAACCTTGCGAAATAGTCATGTTTCCAGCGGAAGTTGTAATCTTCAGACTTGAAGCTGAAGCAGAAACAATACTTCCAGAACGGAAAATCTGTGCCAGACCAAAACCAACGGCTGTTAAACCAGTGGCAATTGTAACTGCACTTGCGTTTGCTTCGGCATCAGTAATCGTATGACTACCACTTATAGGGGCAGCCTGAAGTATGTTTCCAAGACTCACATTTTGAGCCGCACGATTCATTTTGTTAAGTTTTGCTTTATTTGCATTTGAAATTTCAGCCATTATATATTTCCTCCATCACTAATTTTTTTAGACTGCATATAGGAGCCAAATACTTTCATATTCGTCATATACAGTTCACATAAAACTTGCATTTTATGCTATTTATTTGCTTCGTTACTGCCAGCATCACGAGTTTCAGACCCGCTATCTGTTAAATCACCATCGTCTTTCTTTGGAGCGCCTGCATCTTCTTTACCCTGCTGGAATGAAGAAACAATCGGGGTAAGTTTATCTACCCATTTAGATTCTTGCGCTTCCTCAAGTTGGCTTTGGAATTCAAAAACATTCATGCCAATACTTGCAGCAATTTTTTGTGGCAATACCATGCCTAACGCAGCCAGTCCAGTTGCTTTATCAAATCTCTGTTGACGATTATTAAAGAAGTTCGTACCTTCAAATCTAAAAGCAAATTTAAAATCATTGGTTAACTTATTTACATGATATTCAATGAATGATTCAAAAGCTGGATATAAAGCCATCATCTGTGCTTCATCAACATTCAAGGAAAGTTGAGATTCTACAGAGTTTGGTCTAACATCAGTTGAGAAAATCAAGTTTGCATTTACTCCAGATGCACCAACAACCGTTCTAAGATAAGCTGAATACATTTCGTTATCTGTATCAAAATCAATAGGTTGAACTCCAGATAGAGGCACAGCAGCTGTTTTTACACCATCACCAATCGCTTGTTTCACAACTGAAAGGAATCTGCCAAGATTCTCAGCAGATAATGCAAACTGGTCTTTTTTTGAAGATTGCGTTTTATCCAAAAGTGGAATTTCACCAATCAACATCTTAGAAGCAGCAGACATATTAATACTTTTTTGCAACGTTCTCATTGTCGGCTGTGATAATAAATCTAAGAATAGACCACTATAAAACGGAAGACGAACCGCCTGGCTCGTATTCATTTTCCAACACCATCCAATGTCCTGATCAATTTCAGACCAGTAAGCCCATGAAGAATGTTTAGAGACAAGACTTTGATTAGGACTTGATTTTTCTTCTCCTAGTTTAAATGTTTCACTATATAATTTCTTAAAATAAGGCGGATACATATCAATATCAACACCTGACTCTAAAAACCATCCCATATTAAAAGCAAATAAAAATCCATATTCAGATTTTCCAGTAATCATGGTATAATCAATTGAGTTTGGAAGTTCCTGCAAAACAATCTTGTCGCCACCTTCAATTCCTCTAGGGCAACCAAAATAAGCATCGTTTCGCAACATTTCTTGAACTACAGTTGCAAACTCTTGTTTATAATTAAACCGAGTCAAAAAATCTTTTACAATTTTTAAATCTTTTTTATATTTCGCAGATTTATATTGTTTGCCTTCTGCGTCTGAAGAATAAGTAATATCAAAGGCTAAAAGATTTCCGAGATAAGACAATAACTTTTTATAAATCTGAGATTGAATCTCAAAATCTTGACTAAATTCCTGCAAACTCTTTTCATTATCTTTTGGAGCCTTTAATGATGCGGTTAATGTCGCTTCAGTTGCTTGAGTAGGATTTAATGTAATATCCTTAAATGCCTGATTCAATAATGATGGCGTTAGTATTCCATTAAAATAATTACTATTAAAAACTGTCGCAGCATAAGCTACATCCAATACATCCGTAACCTCTTTCGGAGAAAGTAAGATTTCGTCATCATTTTCTTCTTTCTTAATTTTTTTTTCTGTCAAAATTACCTCCTCACCATTAAAAGAACTGAACCAAAGATGTCATTAAATCTAATTCATCTTCGCTCGTTTCTTCTGTCAATAAATTTTTATCAAATTCTGTAGTTATAATCCAATCCGCATAACTTACAGATGAGTAACGGTCTTTGTAAGCACCTGATTTTTCTTCTAATTTAATCATTCCGCCAACAAGCTTCATATCTAGGTTTACACATTCTCCAATAAGCAATCCTGTTTGAACATAAGGATTTATAAAAAATGCATAATTAGAGGAATCATTTCCCGACATATCAAATTCTTTTAATTCTTTTTGTAAATAAGGTTCTGCATCAGTGTCAGTAAATAAAAATTTCCACATGTTTTTTTGAAGAGAAGTTCTAAAAGCAGATGCAATTTCACTGTTCAATCGCTGACTAGCAGAAATTGGAAAAATAACTGGGAACGCATCAATACCTCTAGTATGATTATTAAATAAATCTTCTCGAACTTCTTTTTTTACAGATTGAAACTCTTCGTTAACCACTGTAAGAGGAGGAAATGAAATATCTCTTTTTTTAGAAATAGTTTCTTCACTTAATGAGTCAAAAACGCCGATGCCACTTCCCATAAGATCAAGTACGATATAGTTGGCTTCAAAATCATAGAACAATTCTTTGATTCTTTCTGCTTGAACACCCACATGTTGTCCAGGATGACTTTCCATATAAGATAAATGTCTTTTATAACCCTTTTTAGTGGGAATCATTTGTATGCATGAAATAATTGAGTTATCGTTCGCTTTGTTTGCACGAGTGGCAACATCAACACTGATTATTCTAATTTCTCCAATAGCTTTAGGAATCTGATACGGATTCTTTTTTGAATTATAAGTTTCATCCCTTTGAGGATAAAAAGCCATTTTCAAATTTCTCTTAAATAGAGAAAACTTAAAATATGCCTTTCCACTTGTCCCACTAGGAAGATTTCGATATTCCATATCAATATTGATACGATCCATGTTCGCAGTTTCATTCTTAATCATTGCTTTTGTTTTGATGTTATGATACACTGTTGTAATATAATCAAAAGCTAAGAATGTCGCAGTAGGATCACCCTTTGCAACTCTAGCAATACATTTCGTTACACCCTCAAACCATGACTCTGATTTATACCAAGAAGAAGTAATATAACTTATTCTACCCTCTTCATTAAGTCTCTTATCGTTCATATATTCTGATTTACTTTTATATGGAGGTGTTCTAACCTCCAAAAAAGGAATAATAACCTGATCTAAAATATCTTTAGGAACAAGTCTTGCCTCTTCAACAACAATATAATTTGCTCGATTCAATTTGTTATCCATAAGGCTTTTTATCCCTATGTTCTAACGGTTTACATTCCCGCTAGATCGGCATATCTTTTCACCCTTATATAAAGGGGTCGCGGACTCTTGGCACTTATAAAATAAGTGGTGTTTAAAAACACAAAGATTATATTCTAATAAATTAAATGTTTTAAAATTATTAGGTTCACTTTCTATGCTCTGCACGTGTTCAAAATATTATTATTGAACTTCCGTTCTGATTAGCTTCTCAGCCTTCCAGGTTTTTTCCGCAATTCTTAATGTATGTTACCACACATAGAGGCAATCGTTATTTCACCTCGACTATTATCATTGCTTGCAACAACTTTGAGCGTAGATCCATTATGAAACAAAACACCATAAGAATTTTCTGTAGATGTAAATTTCAAAATTTCTCTATCAACATTAGAATGTTCTTTCATTAGCGTATCTATTTTTTCAGACACAATCAATCCAGCTTGTTTCAAAGTTTTTGCACAAACAACTATTTTTATTCCAGGATATAAAACTGCTAAAGTTAAAGACCAAACAGCAATAATCCACGTTTTTGCAGTACCACGAGCAGCAACAAAATAAGCCAACTCACTTCTCTGCAAAGCCCATATCATCAATATCTGATAGGGATGCAAGTGGATTCCGAAATAATCTTCAATAAATTTATGCGGATTTCTTCTAAAAAAAGTCATCCACCTTATAAATCTTTCTCTACGTTTCCCTTTTATTTCTTTTGCTAAAACCATATCTCTAGGTTTTATAAATGAATTTCGAGATTCTAAATTTTTAGTTTCTTGATTTTTATATGGTCTTGGTGAGGTAGACATAATTACTCCTCCTCAAAAAGACCATCATCAACATCATCAAGCTTTGGAAAATCTCTCGATCCTGTAATCCAGTTTTTAATTGATCTTCCAATATTCATGTTGTAATAATCGCCAATTCCGAACCAATCCTTATATAAATCTCTATCTTTATAATGATCAGCAGGATCTTCTGTTTCAACCATTTTTGCAAATACACCCCATGTTTCAAGATGTTTTCCTGAATTAGCTGTTTTTGTATTAGAAGGATCAATTCCAGCCATTTTCATAAGTTTTGTAAGATCGGTTAATAATGACGAATCAGATTGCCCTTTTACTCTTGCTTTTCTAATTTCTAATGTTTTTATACAGACATTTTTAAATAACAATAATTGTTGCTTCGTATCACAAACATTTGACATTTGATATTCAGAAAGCTCTCTTTCAAGAAAAACATAATCATCAGAAATAAGATTTGGATTTCCTCC